ATCAGGGGCAGTTTCTGCTGCTTGCCAATTAGCAGATGCAATTTTATTATATTGGGTCAAGATAAAAGCATTTGTTCACATAAGCTCTTGAAAATCCAATTTTTTTCCTTCAAGCAGCTCTTCTAATATGGCATTGCATGCTTTTAAGTCGGAATTTTCTTGCTGAAGATCATTCCACTCTTTGTTAAATTCTTTAAGCGATTTATCCGACAAATCTTTTTGTACAGACTCATTTATAATGTTTGGTTTATGATCTAACCAAAGATTTGTTAATTCTAGGGGTGTCTCCTCTTGCGTGACAACGCGCGTGCGATTTGTCCTTCTATGTTTTCTAAAATGAAGCAGGTCAGTTTTTAGGAAATAACGCTGACCATTAAATCCCACTTTAAAATCAATCAGATTATTTTGCGCCCACTTTTGAATGGTTGATCTTCCCGCAATGCCAAGATCAGCAGCTTGGTTTGCTGAAAGCCATTCACCTTCATCAGATGCAACTTGTTCATTATTTGTCATGGGTTTCTCCATTGGTTCATCAATTTCAACTTTTTTCAGCATTTGAACGGTAAAGTACCGGCCAATGTACCAATTCACATTGACGACAATGCAATTGTAAATTGTCGGCCCAACGTAAAATTGCTTTAAAATGTTGTTTTTATTTTCGCCAACAATTTGCCACACGTTCTCATAACCAACAGATATCATTTGCTGCAAAACTATCCTGGCGCGTTTGACAGTGGCCTTGTCATATTTGTTGTGCCCGTAAAGACGCAACACGTTCAGTGGCGTGTTTGATAGCAGTTTAATGACGTCTGGGTTTAAACGGTCCCTGACTTCAAGATATTCAATCTGTGTCATTTCACTTCTCCAATAGGTCGGCGACTTCACTTTCCATGATCGCCATTAATTGATTGATATTGTCAGATGGAGTTTCAGCACGGCTGTATTCTTGCAGTGCTGTTTGATAACGATTGTAGGCCAGCTTTACAGCAACAAGTGCCGCTGATTCGGCCTCATCCGCATTGCCCCTGTCGGCAAGGCGAATGGCTTTTTCGGATAGAGTCAACCAAAAGTCAGCATAATATAAAATTTCATCGACCGTTGGTTTATGCGCCATGACGCTCCTCCAGTAGGTAGACGGCGAGCATAAAGCCCGTCGTCATACCAATAGAAAAGAACAACAAGCCGCACATCACTCTGCAGGCCCGCCAGTGAGGTCTACAGGCTCAACACGGGGCATTGGAGCAAATCGCGCAGCCATGTCTTTGATGTCCTGTTCGACCGTATTGGCGCCGCTAAATTGCGCGGCAAAAGCCAAATAATTTATGCCATCAACAAAGTGGTCTGGGTTTTGCCGGTCACGTTTGGCGCGGACTAGCTTGGTCACATGATGAACCATGGCCACGTCATACATGCTGAATTGCTTGCCCATAAGGATGGTCAAGGTTTTGGCAATGTCATCATGCACTTCGGTAATGTCACCATATTCAGAGCGGGTTTTGATTGCGCCAATGGCGCTGGTCATTGCAGATTGATAATCCATTGAATTTACCTCAATATTTGTTGTTAAGGACTTTCACTTTACCCACAAAACGATAGTTGATGCCGATGTGGCCATTGCTAGATAGGGTGTTGTTTTGCGGGTCTTTATAGTACTCTTCAACCATTAAGAAATCGTTATCAGTCAAAGCCTCTAAAAATTCTTCCAAATTTTTAGCAGGATATTCAGCCACAATCTGGTGGACTGCAGTGCCGCTTCTGGCGGGCATATTCATCGTAATAACGAATTTCATGATTGACCTTTGGTATAATGATGGGTGGGCGGATTATACCAGATGGGCATAAGGTATAATCCGCCCTTTACCATCAACCGAAATCTTCTTCGTCGTCAGCGGCAGGAGGCGCGACTTTGGTTGATCCGGTTGATGGGGCACTTCCCTTTGCCATCTGAACTGCAGGGGAAGCGTCACGGGGTGTGGCCTTGATGTCGGTCGGGCGGGCTACCCAAGCCGAAATCTCAAAGATGGGGCTGTAATTGGTTGACTTGCGGGTTCCCTCCCCCGTCGTCACAGCTACAGTATCTTTGAGGACAACGACAGGCAGCTTGCCGGCGTTTTTACCCGCCTGCTCAACAAACTTGTCGTGCAACTCATCAAGGCCACGAAGGAATGCTTTGGCCGTCGACGCCATTTCGCGCACGTCGCCACCGCATTCTTTGGCAAGCTTCACGACAAAACGCACGCCTTTTTTGTGCTTGTCGCTTGGCTTTTCAGGCTCTTGTCCGATAGGGCCGAGGGCGAAGGATGGGGCACCTCCGGTATCAAAGTCGATCCAACCCACCTCGACATTCTCCAAATCCATTACGGCTTTGAACGATTTTGTAATATCAACATCAGTGTTTTCGCCATTTTCGCGGTCACGACGAAACATGCGACCAGCGCGACAGTCAAACTTAACGATAGGCAAAAATTCGCCGCCAACTGACGACTGCGTGTTAATTCCAAGTGCCATTTTCAGTCTCCTCAAGTGATGCTATCTAGCCAGCACCTTGCTCTTGCCCACATGGGCGAAGCTTTTAAACGCCGCACATTCCTTCGCACTCATTGTTAAACATATCTATTTGGCCGTGGTCTTCGGCTGTAGATAAGTCAACTTGATCTAAAGGTATGCCAGACGTATGAATAAAGGCGGGGGCGTCTTTTAATTTTCCATCCATAGAATTACGGATAGCTTTATCAAAATTAACAGCCTTTTCCCACTCTCCAGGTTGATTGTCCTTTTTATCGCGCCATTGCGCTATAGATTGATATGGGCAGTGCCAACAAGACGACTTAGGTGGGCGGGGATAACCACGCTGCTCTAGCCACTTTAGGCAATCTTGGCGCGACATCCGTTTTTCAATTAATGGATGCCGATTTACCAAATAATTTACCCTTGATGGTTTCATGCGAAAAATTTCGTCCATCGATATGCCAATCCACACTTCAGCCGAATTGGCTGGCATTGATGATCGTGGCCCTTTGCCGCATATCTCTCTAATTTTTCGCGTAACTGGGTATATTTTATAGTTACGAGTGCATTGGCGGTTCAGCATTCCGCGACCGTCTTTTTTCAAAACGGTTAAAGGTGGTTGAGCTTCAGCAACTCCTGCTAAAAAATCTTGCGACAAAACACCGCGACTTGTGATGTGAATAGGAAATGGTAGTTTTTGATTTTGAAGCCACTCTAAATGACGATAAACTTCTTCTGGTTCGTCACCAGTGTCAGCAAAAATTGCCGCGTCTGGTGGAGTATCAAATTCACCATTTGCCGCCATTAAAGCTAATGTAGTGCTTTGCACGCCTGCACCCAAAGATAATACTTTAATCATCACAGACCCCACAATTCAAAAGCGTTTTGACGTGCCTTGGGATCGGAAAAGTAAAACGAATCAACGTCTGGCACGACAAGCGTTGCCAAATGACGCGGGTCGTCACTAATCGACAAAAATCGTTGAATGGTTAGCGCAATTTTTTCCAAAGCGGAAACATGCTCGCGCTGGTTTTCAATACGATAAGTGGCCGATTTTTTTGGTGTGACGTAGGTCACGCGAGCGTCAAGGTTGTCACCACGCGAGGCGCAATAAAGCGCAACTTGCCGAGCATGATTCGTGCTGATTTTTGATGGCAAAGCGTGCGTTGTCTTGAGATCAGTCAAAATGCCATGCTTTTCCCATTCCATGTCATAGAAGCCGATAATGGGCACAGCAAGCCCTTCGACGTGATACTTAATCGCACCTTGCGTTGATGATGGCTTGCCGTAGGGGGCAAGCTCTGCAATGCCCTGCCTAACCATTTCGCCAATGGCCGCACTCTCTTTTTCTAAGCGCGGGTCAGAGGACAGGGCAGTTAATTTCGAAAACTCTTTTTTGCCTACTTCAATGCACTCTTCGATTGGCGCATCATTCATTAGGCCATGCACGACACCGGCTTCAACAGACGTGCCCCTATGTGCTGCTGCACCGACAGGCGAGCGCAATTTAAGGCAACGTTCCATGACGTACATGGCAGGCGATGCAACGAATAAATTGCACTGGCTGGGGGACAAGTGTTCGATGCCGTACTTGGCGAAGGGGTTCATCATGATTCCATTTCATTCAATAAGGTGACCCGAACATACGCTTTAAAAAATGTTCGTCAACCCCCTTGACTAATTTTCCAAAATGTCAAATCTTGTGTGGACTGATTTGCAGGAGA